TAACATTAAATGCAGAGCGAGTTCAGGATATAGTCGGATCTCAAATCCTTGGCGGAACTGGAATTGATGCGACATATAATGATGGCGCTGGAACTTTATCAATTGATATCGATTCCACAGTTGCAACATTAACTGGAACACAGACTTTAACAAATAAAACACTTGGAACTGGTAATTCGCTTTCTGCTAATTTAGATGCAAATAGCAACAAGATTATAAATCTTGCAGAGCCAACAAATCCACAGGATGCAGCTACTAAGAATTATGTTGATGCTGTTGCACAGGGACTTCATATCCATGAAGCAGTACATGCAGCAACAACAGCTGCTTTAACTGGTACATATGACAATGGAACGTCTGGAGTTGGAGCAACACTTACTCTCGGATCAGCACTGACTGTTCTTGATGGTCATACATTAAATACAGGAGATAGAATTCTTGTAAAGAATCAGACCAATACATTTGAAAACGGTATCTACGTATATACGTCAAGCACAGTTCTCACACGTGCCGCTGACTTTAATACAGCAGCTGAAATTCATGGTGGAGATTTCGTATTCGTAGAAAACGGAACCACATATAACAGTACTGGATGGGTAAATGAAAATGAAGTAACCACTGTAGGTACAGATGCAGTAGTTTTCCTACAATTTTCTGGTGTTGGAACATTTACAGCTGGAAACGGTCTTACACTATCTGGCACAGAATTTAATGTCGGTGCAGGAACTGGCATTACCGTAAATGCTAATGATGTAGCAATTGATACATCAGTAACTGCTCGTAAATATGCAACTCAAATTGGAGATGGAACCAATTTAGGATATACAGTTACGCATAATTTAAATAATAGAGATGTAGTTGTTCAAATATTTGATTCTTCAACATATACACAAGTTGAGGCAGACGTTACTAGGCCAACAGTTAATACTGTATCAATTTATTTTGCAACAGCACCAACCTCTAATGAATATAGAGTGGTAGTAATTGGCTAAAAATGGCTAAAAGATTTTTAACCCCGATAGCCCTGCCCTCCCTAAGCAGTGATCCATTTACAACAACAGCTGGTGCACTATATTTTAATTCGACAGATAGTACACTTAAATTGTATAATGGCACAGCATGGGTAAATGTGGGCGGGGTTTCGGCGGACGAAGGTCTTTTAGATCATACACATGATTATGATGGTAGAATATACTCAGTACAGTATGGAACTTTAGTAAGCGAAAATAAGTTTACTGCAGATGGTGGAAGCTCTTTGACAGATTCTTTTGCTGTAACATGGGATGGAGGAGATGCAAGTGGCAGTTAGACTTCAATTACGTAGAGATACAGCAGCAAATTGGACCTCAGCTAATACTGTTTTAGCAGCAGGTGAAATAGGCTTTGAAACAGATACGGGTAAATTTAAAATAGGTGATGGTACAACAAACTGGGCAACTAATTCATACATAATTCGTCCATTAGCTGATTACGTTTTAACATCATCAAAAGCACAAGCAAATGGAGTAGCATCTCTTGATTCATCTGGAGATGTTCCAGATACTCAAATTTCTCCTTCTATAGCACGTTTAGATGGTCCAACATTTACTGGAACGGTAACTCTTCCAAACACTACTTCAATAGGAGATGTATCAAGCGCAGAAATTGCTTATTTAAATGGAGTAACCTCAGCAATTCAGACACAATTTAGTAATTTAGATACAAATAAGGCTGATAAAAATGGTCCAACATTTACTGGAACAGTAGTTCTACCATCGACTACTTCAATTGGTGATGTTTCTTCAACAGAAATTGGATATATAAATGGTGTAACATCTGGAATCCAGTCACAACTAGATGCCAAAGCAAGCACAACAGATTTATCAAACCACGCATCAGATACAACTGGCATTCATGGAATTACTGATACAGCAGACTTAGCAACAAAAACATATGCAGATACAGCAGTTTCCACGCATAGCTCAGACACCACAAATGTTCATGGAATTGGAGATACAGCAGATTTAGCAACAAAGGCATATGCTGATTCTTCTTCCTCAACAGCTGTAAGTAATCATTCTAGCGATACAACAAGCATTCATGGTATTGCAGACACATCAGTTTTATTAACAACAGCTGGTGGCACTTTAACTAACTTTTTAACCCTTCATGCAGATCCAACAAGCGCATTGCATGCAGTAACAAAGCAATATGTAGATTCTGTTGCCCAAGGCCTTCATATTCATGAAGCAGCCCACGCTGCAACAACCGCAAATCTTTCTGGCACTTATGATAATGGAACCAGTGGAGTTGGGGCTACACTAACATTAGGATCAGCATTAACTACATTAGATGGCCACACTTTAAATACTAACGACAGAATACTTGTAAAAAATCAAACAACAGCATCTCAAAATGGTGTTTATGTATATACATCCAGTACAGTTTTAACTCGTGCTACAGACTTTGATTCAGCCGCTGAAATAGCTGGCGGAGACTTTATATTTGTTGAAAATGGTACTTTATATAATAGCACTGGTTGGGTTGTAGAAAATGAAGTAAATACCGTTGGAACAGATGACGTTTTGTGGACACAATTTTCTGGAGCTGGAACATATGTTGCTGGAACTGGTATAACACTAACTGGTAATTCATTTGCTGCAGACACAACAGTTGTAGCTCCTCTAGCTAACCCAACATTTACAGGAACTGTTACAGTTTCTGCTTCTGGTGTTGCTTTTACAGATGGAACACAAACAAAAGAAGGAGTTCCTTCAAGAACATATATTTATGGAGCAGCAAACTCAAATGCAATATCAGCAGATACAACTCTATCTACTCTTGCATATAGAGATTCACTAATAGAAGTAAATAGCTCTAGCGCTGTTACCCTAACAGTTCCACCAAATTCAACTACAGCATATCCAATTGGAACTTCTTTTGATCTTGTTAGAATGGGATCTGGAGCTGTTACAATTGCTGCTGGTTCTGGAGTAACTGTAAACGCTACCCCAGGATTAAAATTAAGAGCGCAGTACTCATCAGCAACATTGTTTAAGCGAGGAACAGATTCCTGGCTTCTAATCGGAGACCTGACAGCTTAAGGATAAATAATGGCTATATCTAAAAAAAGAGTAGGTGCACAGGCTTCAGCACAAGATAACTTCTTGGAGCCATCAGCTGTTACTAGCCTTACCGCATCTGATGTTGGAACTTCTAGGCCATACCTAGCAACAGCAAATACAACTTCAGCTGCTTCTGCAGCAGGAACTGGTGCTGCTGCAAGTTTATCTTGGACACTACCAGCGGCATCTCCGCCAGCAACATCTTATACAATTACATCTACTCCATCTACATATACCGCTGTAACTGGAAATGACAATACAACTTATACATTTCAAGGATTAGCATCAAATACATCTTATACTTTTACTGTTGTTGCAACAAATGCTGCAGGAAGTTCACCATCCACAACCTCTTCTTCAGTAACTGTTACATCTGTACCTCAAGCACCATTAAGCCCTACCGCCACTTCAACTAATGCAGACCAAGATGTTGTATCCTGGACAGCCCCAGCAACTGGAGGCAAAGCTATTACTGGTTATAGTTGGACATCAAGCGACGGAAAGTCTGGTAGCACAACTGGAACATCAGTTACAGTAACACAAGAAGGCTCTACATCTCAAACATATACAATTACTGCAAATAATGCTAACGGATCTTCTGCTGGAGCCACAACTGGTAGTGTTACTACAACTCCGCCGTTCTTTCCACCGTACTTTCCACCGTTCTTTCCACCGTACTTTCCGCCGTTCTTTCCTTATTTCCCACCGTTTTTCCCATATTTCCCACCATTCTTCCCATTCTTCCCATTCTTCCCACCGTTCTTCCCATATTTCCCACCGTTCTTTCCATTCTTCCCGCCATTCTTCCCAAGCTTTGGTCCATACTTCCCATATTTCCCAGGCGGACCTGGTGAATGGTAATCCTCTTCTAATAATTTAATCTATATGATACAATAGCTTTACAAGTAGAATAGGAAAAGTAATGCATTGGTATGATCTACCTAGAGATGAAAAAACAGATAGCAGACTACCAGAAGTAAATATTGGAAATAATATTATTTCTAAAAATTTACATTATGGAATTCAATTATATGAAAATGCAATATCTAAAGAAGACTGTGATTATATTATTAAGTCTCTTGAAGAAGAGATAGCCATTGGCAAGCCAGGAATAAAATGGTCTGGTGCACAAGTAAATGGTGCTGAGAATACTTTACATGCCAGGAACTGCGTAGATTTAAAATTTAAAAAAGAAGAAATTGGTAAGCATACTGCAGATAGCGATGTATTAGTAAAATTACATGAAATGGTAGAGCAAAGATTGGATCTTTGTCTAAGACATTATGAAAAAATATGGAATTTCAATATTGAATACAAAGAAGCTTTTAATTTTGTAAAGTATTCCCCAGGAAAATTTTTTAAACTCCACGCAGACCATGGGCCATATTACACGTGCACTGTTTCTGCAGTTATTTATCTTAACGATGATTATGAAGGTGGAGAAATTCAATTTCCTAGACATAATCTTACATTAAAGCCAAAAGCTGGGGATATAATTTTGTTTCCATCAAATTTTGTTTATGAACACGCATCTCTAGAAATATTTTCTGGTAATAAGTATTCAGTTGTAATTATGATGGATTATAATGACAGATATCATCAGCCAGAATATCATAAAGAGTGGTATAAAAAAGGAGCAATGTGATGCAAGACATATCAATGCCAGACTATACAATAAATAAAAAAACCTGGTCCTCTGTAGAAGAAGTTGGCCCAGGAATTTTTAGGTATTCAGATGTCATTAATAAAGATCTTAATGTAATTGAAAGAATTGAATCAGCATTGTCAGAAAGTCCAAGATTTGAATGGCAGCCAGCCTATGTTGGCTACAAACAAAGAATGCCAGAATATAGAGATTGCGTAGATTTTAAATATAAAAAAACAGATATTGAAAATCTCGGCGGCCCAGACGTGGAAAAACTTGTTAGTTTGTGGCAAGATGTTTATGATGTTCAAGAGCAAGCAGTAAAAGATTACTCTAGAAAATTTAACCTTCATACGCTAAGATATTGGGAAGCTTTTAACTTTATCAAGTATGGACCAGGACAGCACTTTCAAGAACATCACGATCATGGATATTCCTATAACTGTACAGTTTCTCTTGTAGCATATCCAAACGATGATTATGAAGGTGGAGAATTAAATTTTAGATTACAAAATTTAACTATAAAGCCAAAAGCTGGTGATTTGTTTGTATTTCCATCTAACTTTATGTATCCTCATAGAGCAATGCCTGTTCATTCTGGATTAAAATATTCTATAGTTACAATGCTAGATTATAGTGCAAAGTACCATACCCCAGAAATGTATCAAGAAACTGGAAATTAATGCCAATACTAAATGCATATAAAACAAATCCAAATGCATTTGATTTAGCTCCACTTCCAGTTGATAGAGAATGGATGGATAAAACCCCAGATAAACATGCATATAGATGTTTTCCAGTGACTCTTGCTAATACAATAGGATGGACAGTATCAGCAAAAGAAGATATATCTTTTGTTTGGGATGGTATTATAGATACTACTGACTCTCATGTAAAAATACTAAAAGGAAATAATATAGCATATACTGGAAGAGGACAAGGAACAGTAAGCTTTAATACTGGTTTAATATTTAGATCAGAAAAAGATATAAGCTTAATGGTACTTCCACTTCCAAATTATTTTATTACAGATTTTGTTCCTATGTCATCTGTAATAAGTACATCATTTTATCCACATGACTTTCCATTAGCTATACGTGTTTTAAAACAAGATAAAGAGATTACAATTAATGCTGGAGATCCAATAGCTGTGATATTACCAATATCTTTAAGCAGACTTAAAGAAGAATCAATTGTTGTAGAAAATTTTGTAGCCCCAGAAGATTATAATAAAAAAACTAAATCATATGGAGATGCAGCACAAGAGATTAATAAGCTTGGTAAATTTACAGACTGGTATAGAAATGCAGTTGATGAAAATGGTAATTCTGTAGGAGAACATGAAGTAAAAGCATTGAAGCTAAAAGTAATTGATAAGACATTGGGATAGCATGGAAACTCAAAAAATTAAATTTTTAAATTCAGCAGGATGGTTAAATAAAGATAGTGTATCTACTCCTAAACCAATAATAAAAACTATCCCAGATTGGTATAGAAAAGCAGATCGTTTTGCCAAAAAGCCAAACGGAGATTACTGGGATGGCGCAGATGTTCCAGGAATGGGAATGACTGGTAAAATTCCAACCTGGAAGGCCTGCCCAGCTGTGTTTGACATAATGGGCTCTGGTTATGCTTATCTACTTCCATGTGATTTAAATTTTTATAAAGATAAAAATGGAAAAATATCAGTAAAAATTGATGATGTAAATTACAAAAATTTTTGTTTGCCCAGAGATCCAATGCCACAGTTTGAACATCCAAGTGGATACTATAAAGCACATTTTGCATTAATGCCAGATTGGGCAGTTATAGTTCCAGAAGGATATAGTGTTTTATATTCACATCCTTTTAATAGATATGAGCTACCATTCTTAATGACAAATGGAATTATAGATAATGATAAAGTTAATCTTGCTGGGTCAATGCCATTTTTTGTAAGAGATGGTTTTGAGGGTATAGTTCCTGCTGGTACTCCATATGCTCAAATATTTCCATTTAAACGAGAAAACTGGGAATCTGAAGTTATTATTGAAGATGCTGCTACAATTAGAGATAAACAAATAAAAAATTCAGCAGTTTATAGAAAGCCAGATGGCGGCATATATAAAAATGAAGTTTGGGAAAAACGAACATATAATTAAGAAATGGTAAAATATACACATGTCTGAAGAGTACGCCAATAACTTTCAACAAAACAGATTCTCAATAACTCCATCTGGATTTTTTGGATCATCTGCTGATATGATACAGGCTAGAGAAAATTTCATGACTGAAGAAGAGTTAGAAAAAATTGGAAATTTTGCTAGAACAATAACTATTTGGGATAAAACCGAAACTCATTATAACGAGGACGGAACAGTTATATATGATTCAGAGTACTGGAAAGATAGGGTATGTAATCAACCAAATATGGATAAACAAGACCCATCAATATCGCCAATGATTAATAAAATGGTTGAAAGACTAAAAATAGAAGTAGACAATTTCTTTCAAGTAGACGCTAGTCCAACCAGCCCAGCAATAGTCAGATGGCTTCCAGGACAACTACAAATGCCACATGCAGATAAAGAACTTCATGAAGGAGAAAATGCTGGCAAACCAAATGATTTTCCATACTATGACTTAGCTGGTTTATTTTACTTAAACGATGACTATGAAGGCGGAGAACTTTATTTTCCACAACAAGGTATAAAATTCAAACCAAAGCCAGGAGCAGCGTACTTCTTTCCAGGAGATAAAAACTTTATACATGGTGTTACTCCAATAACAAGTGGTATTAGATATGTTGTGCCATTCTTTTGGACAATATTAAAGCACACAGGCGAAAGGCAACCATGATTAAAACAGAAGATCTCGTAATAGATAAAATTGATAAATCAAATTTTGTTTATTTAAAAGATGAACCAAACAATAATCCAAAATCAATTTTAGGTGTACAAGACAATAGAATTGTTGAAATTCCAAATTTTGTAAAACCAGATACAGCATTAAAAATGATTGATTTTTTTGAAACCTGTGGTGTTGAATGGGGAGATATAGCTTTTTATGGGTCTTTGGGAATGGGACTAAAACCAGATTCAGCACTATTAGAATCAAAAGGACTTAGTGGAACTTTTTTTGATGACCTCAGAGAAAAATTTAGAGAAGCCGTAGAAACAGTTTTTGAAAGAAAGGTAAGGGCTAACACCTCACATGCACAAAAGTGGGACGTAGGAGGCTTTGCAGCACCGCATTCCGATAATTCTGACTATGACGGAGTACCAAATGCTTTTGAAATTAATAAGTATGTTGGTATTTTATATCTTAATGATGATTATGAGGGCGGGGAGCTTTATTTTTGTGAAGAAGATAACCAAACTCGATACTTGTCATTTAAGCCCAACGTCTACTCGTACTACGTATTCCCAGGCGGAGTTGAAAATATTCACGGTGTTAGCGAAATACTAAAAGGGACTAGATACACAATGGTTTCTTTTTGGGATTATGCTGAAATTGAATATGATCAAGAAACACTTGCAAAGTGGGAAGAAGAAGAAAAAGAAGTAAGAAGGCAACAAGCCGCACAAAAAGAAGAGTGGGCGAAAGGAAATAAATATGCATAGTATTAAACACAGAGATGATATTATAGAGGTTCAAGATTTTTTTACAAAAGAAGAATGTGAAAAGCTTATTGCTTATTATGAAAGCACACCTGAAGACTGGATGGAGACATGTTTTTATAATGCTCGTGTAATGAATCCACTAGCTCCGATGAAAAGAAATTTGTATCCAGAGATAAATGAATATTATTTTCATGAAATAAGAAAAAGATTTCATAAACTAGCAGAAGACTCTCTTGGAATTAAATTAAGAAATCTTACTCTCAGCGCACACAAGTGGCTCCCAGGATCCTTTGCTTCAGACCATGCAGATAATGCTGAGTTAGATGGAACTCCAAATGCTTGGCAAGATAATAAGGTTGTTACAATAATTTATCTTAATGACAATTATGAGGGTGGCAATTTAACATTTAGAGATCATGAGCTTAGCATTGCTCCTAAACAAGGATCTGTAATGGTTTTTGATGTCGGTATAAATAATGTTCACGGTGTTTCAAAAATTGAATCTGGAGAAAGATTTACTATGTTGTTATCATGGGACTATGCAGATTCAGTTT